TTGTCGCAGGTTTCGTCTGTCATTGTGGTGTGTCTCCGTACAGCCGACGCAGGCCGCTCCTGCGCCGATTACCGCCGGAGGTAGGGGTTTGCCCCTACTGGCTCTTGAGTCCTTCAAGGACTGCCGCGTTCGCCGCGCTTCCCGCATCCGTCACTATCGCCTCTGCTCTGTCAACCTCGCGCTCAATCAGGTGTGAACCGCACACCTCGAATGAGCCTTCGCCGTGTCTGCTCTGTACCTCGTAGATGGTACAGTTGTTTTCAGTCTGGTAACAAGTCGGATGGTCGCACATGTGGTCGAAGTCTTTCATGGTACTGTCAGGCAAGTGCCGTCACTTGCCCGATTACAGCCCACGGGTGAAATAACTTATTTCACCATGGTGAAAGTCGCCCGCCTATCGCCCTACCCGCCTATCGCCCTACCACCAGAAGAACCGGAACGGTCGGTCCATCTCGTTTTTGGCGAGGTTGTCGCTCCGGTCGATGAGGGTTTTTGGCAGGCCCGCTTTGTCTGCCAGTTCGCCCTTCATCTCCGGGTATTCGTCCAAGTCTGCCACCATCAGCCCGCCGTCCATGTCCCACAGGTAGGCCGCGTGGGTCACGTCTTTCGCCATCAGCTTGCCTCGGCCTTTCGACGGGATTTCCGTTCCCGGTTTGATTTGTCTCTGTTCGCCCTTCCACCATCCGTCAATCCCGCCTTGGTCTTGGGCGGTGTTACCCTTTTTGAACTCGCCGGATTGGGACATGATTCGCTCCGCATCCCATCCGAGCGAGTATTTCAGGAACGTGTATGCCAGAATAGTAACCGTATCAGGGTCACTTTCTGCCCGGTTATTGGCTACCTCGTTCGCCGCTTTTTGAAGGTCGCCGTTTTCAGACAGAATGGCTATCACCTGTCTGACTGTCAAGTCTCTTTCAAGAACCTGACCGGTCACGTTTGCCGACCCTTCAGATTCACCGAAATAGTCGCTCAAATTCCGGTCAAGGGCGAAGAATCCGAATCCGTTTCGGACTGTCTCATTTGCCCAATCCGACATTTCGAACGTGATTCCGACATCATCCTGACCGTATAGGTCAAGGTGCGCCGGAGGTGACATCTGACTGACCAGATTGACCTCAGCGTCAAGGAGGTCGTGAAACGCCTTCTCAACCTCTCTCGCGCGGGTTTTCGGATGTGGTTCGTCGGTCGTTTCAACGGTCGTGTCTGCTATCTTGTAAGTCGCTCTCATTTTGGTGTGTCTCCGATTTTCGCACATCTCATATCTGCCTTATTCGTGTCGCTTAGACGCTCTAAGCCCAAAATTCGACATGGAGCCAATTGGATTTATGCGCGCTTAGCGGATATGCTTTTGGTCATGCGCGCCCGCCGGTTTGTGATAGTTTTAGCCTCCGGGGAACCGATACCCCGCGCCCGCGTTAGCGGCGTTAGGATTTGCTTTTCGCGGATTCCCTCGCGCGACCGGGGAACCCGTCCGACCTATTTCATTAGAAGGCCCGACCCCTTATAACCCTTTCGTTAAGATTATCTGACAATTTAAGGATTTCTGCGAATCTTGTTGTGATAATAGGACATATAAGGAGTGTGAGCGATATATTATGTCATTATATGGCCTATTATTCCTTGTATATGTGTGCCTGTATATTAGGCCATATTAGGCTGATTATATGCCCTATTATGCGCACGCTCATATTATTATGATATTAGGATTTGCCCTCGAATATAAGGCTGATTATATCTCCTTATATCTGTTCGAAATATATTAGGAATATTAGGATGATATGTCAAATATAAGGTGATATTAGGAACCTTATATATCAGCGTTTTTTTATAAGAAAATTTATGTAAATCGGCTGACATGACAGCCAACCTGACTGCAAAAATATCACCAAATCTCATCAGGCATAATGGGTATGACAACGGTTAGCACACCGGCACGGGGCGAAAACCAAATCGTCTCAAAACCGGTCTATCCTCAAAAAATATGAGAACTGAAATCTCATCAGGCATAATGCAAAACTTTAAGTAGCTACGGGACAAATGTGTACTCATGTCAAACGAACTCCCGACAGAGATGCACTTCATCGTTCCGACAATCATGTTCGTGTTCTTTTCGATAATCAGTGGCTCGCCCATCCTCGGATTCGTACTCACGCTTCTGATTCTCTGGTTGGCGTAGGCGGAAGACTTAAGTGGGTGTAGACCGTATAATGGTACAAGGAGTGAAAGAGGGTAAGCCTCTCAGTGGGGAAATTAGTACTCTACACCCATACTATATTGCACAACTATATGGGCCTTGGACAGAGGCCTTAATTGTGCCATACGTTCTCATCGAAAGCTTTAAGTACGAGCAGTACGTACTGTCAAGTACGTGATGTCATCCGTGCAACACTATGACCCGTTCGACCGAAGTAATGGCAACGGTTCACGGAGCGCGGAGGAAGACTGGTTAGACGAGAATAGCACTGCGGCAGAGAATCAGTGGTCTACTGCGGAGACTACATTTTATTATTGGGAGGCCGATGCTGGCCAGAGCCAGCACTACAAGGACCTCTATGACGCGCATCACGGCAAAGGCGAAAGTGACCGACGTTCTACAATTCGTCGCTCGCATATCGTAAATGATGCGCAAACGTTTGTCAGCATTCTGGAAATGCCTGACCACGAACGTAATCGCGTGACGCAAGTCGCGCAAGACCTCGATTTCTCTCAGTTTGGAGGGAAGCCCTACGAAAAGATTCTACTCGCTGTTTGCAGTCTCGTTTCTGACGAAGCCCTTTCTCGTAATGTCAATCAAAATTCGATAGATTCATCGCTGGCAAACCAGCGACTAATTTTGAGTGACGAGTTCCGTGACCTAATGGACGTTAATAATCTCGGCTCAAAGGAGCATAGCCGAATACGACAAATGCTCCGAGAAAAGACTAACGTGTTTTAGGATATATCTACCCCCATTTAAAGACCCAAGGTACAGTATATAAAAGAAGGGGTGTTTCAGCGATTCCGCGAATCGCTCCCTTAAGTATGCCGACACATATAGTATATAAATGAAACCTTCGCGGTGACTTCTATGGCCAATAAGGAAAAAGACGATTACTACTGTAGCGCCGAGGTCCGCGACCCGCAGGTTCCTGACGAATGGGACCAAGACACAGGCTATTGTGCGAACCGCGCTGGATTCCGCACAGACCACGTGGGTGAGGGTCGTTGTTACCTTCACGGCGGAATCTCGGACAACCACGGTACTAACTACGCAGAAAAGCACGGCCTGTATGCAGACAGGCAGAACTACTACGACAACCGTTCAGCGGGAGAGCAGGCATGGATTGACTCGATTGTAGAGTCGATTCTCGACCGAGCGCCGTTCGGCCCTGAACAGAAGTACAAGCTGGAGATGGTGCGCAATGTCGCCATCGACATGCACAAGATGAAGAACGCGAACGACTACATTGACGAGAAGGGAGTCGTTCACAAGGACAAGACGGTGGGCTATACCGACGACGGCAAGCCTATCAAGATGGACGAGGAGAACGTCATCAACATTGCATACGACCGCCTCGACCGAGCGACGACCCGAAAGCTGGAGAAACTTGGTGTCCTCAATGACCCCGAGTCACAGAAGGCTGAGGCGAATCAGAACATCGCTAATGAGCTTAGCGAGTTGCGCAAGCAACGTGAGGAGTCTGATGATTGAAGACTTCTCGTCGGGCTACTACCGGGCGACGCTCGACGTACAAGAGTACGACGACGGCCCAGCTATCGAGCAAGGCCTCTACGACTTCATCAATCGCAAACTCTATCTTGACAGTGATGTCCCTGTGATGATGAGAGTTGGCCTTGATGCAGGCGCGACCTTCGAGGTCGATGCGGAGAATGCTATTCCACGAGACGTGTTAGCACTCCCACAAGAGCTTGTCCCCGATGAGGGCACTGATAGCGTTTTCGTTCTCAAATCGCAGTACGCGAACACGGTAGGTAGATACAATGGTTAATGCAGACAAACTACTCGACGAACCGAGTTATTTCGTTGAACACTATATCGGCGTCGAGCCGTTCGAATATCAGCGAGACTTTATGGACCACCCGTCCGACCGTAAGGCATTCGTCTCGGGACGACAGGTTGGAAAGTCTCGTTCAGTTGCATGGTACGCCTTGTGGAAGGCTGTAACGTATCCCGGTAGTGAAATTCTCATCACGGCCAAGGCACAGCGCCAGTCGATGGAGCTGTTCAATCAGGTCAAGAAGGAGATGCGTATTTCCGACATCTCCAACGAGGACTGGGGTGTGGAGAAGGACACGCGGACTGAAATCCACTTCGGTAACGGTTCGCGCATTGTCTGTCTCCCAGTTGGACGAGACGGGTCGAACATCCGTGGATACGGAACTGACCTCGTTATCGTAGACGAGGCGGCCTTCGTGAAGGACGAAATCTTCCAAGAGGTTCTCGCGCCGATGCTGGCAGTTGGCGACGGAACGTTCATCCTTCTCTCCACTCCATTTGGTAAGAAGGGCTTCCTCTACAATAAGTTTAACGATGACGCTTGGTACACGAAGCAAGTACCATCGTCGGCTAACCCGCTCGTTGATGATGAGTTCATCACTGAGCAGAAGCAACAGCTTACTAACACGCAGTTCAAGCAGGAGATTCTTGGCGAGTTCGTAGAGTCGAGCGACTCCTTCTTCCAGCGGGAAGAACTGATGAACTGTACGGTAGACGAGCCTGTTGACCGCACGAGCGACATCACCTTCATGGGTGTAGACCTCGCGGCACAGGGAGCAGACTCGTCCGTGTACGTGTGCGTGGACGATGACGGTAATGTGTTCCACGTCGAGCATAAGGCCGAAGCGCCGATGACTGACGCCATGGGACGCATCCGTGAACTCGACGCCTACTACGACTTTACGAAAATCGTCATCGACTCGACGGGACTCGGTGAGGGTGTCGTTGACCAAGTGAAGGAGGACCTTGGTCGCAAGGTTGAGGGCTTCAAGTTCACGAACGACAAGAAGCAGTCGTTGTACAATACGCTGAAGAACACGTTCCAGAACGGAGAACTTGCATTCTACCATGTGCCGGGCAAGACAGACCTACCCGGTAACAAGATGTTCAGTCAGTGTCTCGAACTGACGTACAGCTATACCAGCACTGGGAAGGTACGAATCGAACACCCAACTGGTGGTCACGACGACTTCTCCGACGCGCTCGCACTGTCGGTATGGGCGCGTTCGCGGAAGAACTTTGCTCGCTCGGACAAGGATAGCATGAAGCCATTCAATCTTGGCTCGTTGAGAGGAGATTGAAATGACAACATTTATCAAGCGTGGTGACACGAAGCCATCCTTCGAGAAGCGGCTTCGTAGCAGTAGCGGAGAGCCTGAGCAATTCACAGACAGCGACGTTGTTAGCATCCATATTCGGGACGAGAATTATAACGTCATCGTCTCAGATGATACAACAGGTAACGTAAATGTTACTGATAAGGAGACAGGCGTTGTCGAATACAACTGGCAATCCGGCGACACGAGCGACATTGGCTCGTACAAGGCGGAGTTCGTGGTAGACTTCAACTCAGGTGGAAGCCGTTCCTATCCTGCTGATGGATACTACGACATTGAAATCACGGAGGACATCGATGACTGACGTAAACATCATTCAGGGAGGTGTGCTAAAGGTTGACGACACCGGACCAGCACTCCGTGTGATGCTATTGAACGAGGACGGCAACCCGGTCAACCTGACCGGATTCGACGCGACACTCCACGTTCAACTGCCTCGCGCCGATTCAGCAAAGGTCAACGAGAGTATGACAATCTTCGACGCGGAGCGAGGTATTGTCGAGTATGACTGGAGCGTGGGCGACACAGACGAACAAGGTCTTTATAAGGCCGAAGTAAAAACGACTGACGGAACCGACACCATCAGTTACCCGAGCGATAACTACTTCCGCATTCACATCATGGAGGATTTAATATAACATGGCAAATAGATTTGGACTAAGCGGACTACGCGATGGTGTACAAAAGCGCGCAGAAGAGCTTGCGCATCAAGAAGATGCACGGGTACGCTCGTATGATGAGCCACGCCCAAGCGAGGACGAGGGGCCATACAAGCCCTATACGTTCCAGCAGTCGGACTTCGACAGGACCGAGCCTGATAAGGACGAGATGCGCAAGTACTGGCGTCAGTACGAGACGACGCCGTTCGTGCGAAAGTCAATTTCGTCCTTTGCACGACAGGTGATGGAGCCGGGTTATTACATTGAGGCTCGCGGCGTTGACGAAGAACTTCTTCGTGACCTCGACCACTGGCTCACCAAGAGCGCAATCGTTGAGGGTGAGTTCGGACAGGACTTCCGCCAGTTGGCGAAGAAGATGATTGTCCAGCAAGAGGTTCGCGGGACTGCCCTCGTTGAGAAGGCTCCGGCGAACGATGACCCTGAGCGACTCGCAGGACTCAAGCTCATTAATGCAGAGACGATGGAAGCGGTCACACGACCGGGACAGTCCATCCTTCTACAGCCTGAAGACGTTGACCAATTCGATGACGCGCCTGCCGCCGAGACAGGCGGAGCCGCCGCATGGCTTCAGGACCTTGGTGAAACGGAGACTTTCTTCGGAACACCTGTGTCTGGAAAGAACCGTGGCATCGACAACGATAAGGACGACGACTTCAAGGTTGGCTTCCGAGAGGACGAGGTTGTTAAACTGGCACGAGACGCTGACGCTGGTGAAATCTTCGGTACGTCGCGCCTCGAAGCAGTAAGCGACCGAATCGAGGGGCTTCGTAATAAGCTTTGCGACAACGACGAGGCTATTGCGAGCAAGGCGTATCCGCTATGGCTCTTCATGTTCGGAGGCGAAGACAATCCGTGGGAGTCCGATGACATCAATGAGTTCATGCGCTCCCACGAGATGGAGAATTTCCATCCGGGCATGAAGCAGGGTGTCAGAGGTGACGTGAGTGTTGACACAGTGTCGGGTGAGGTTGCCGAAATCTCGGACGCACTGAACTTCGACATCGAGTGGATTATGTCTATCATGCCCATTCCGAAGTTCGCGCTCGGCGCATTCGCTGACGAGGGCGTTGGACAGTTCGGCGGAATCGCGCAACAGCAGGAGACACAACGTCAAATCAAGGACACGCGGCGTGAGATTGAGGAGAAGTTCACACCGGTTATCCGAGAGGTTGCGATGCAGAATGGACTCAGCGAGGAAGAAGCTGAGGAGATTCGACTGAAGGTTGGCTCACCCGGTGAGCCTGAGACGGAGAACCCGACTCGGGAGAACATCATCCGATACGTACCCGAGAATCAGCGTGACGGTGAGGGCGACGGTCCCGCCACGTCAGAGGACGACCCGACTGACGAGGGTGGAATCGTCAATCCGGGCAACCGACAGCCGTCCGATACCATCCCCGACGAAGTTGACACGCCTGTCAACGAGGGAGACGACCGTCCGGCCACTGAGCGGGTCGGAGAGAGCGCGGGCGCTCACTCGTGGCATACGGACCATTCGGTTGCAGAACTCTCTCTCGACTCCGACAGTGGCCTCTCTGACGCTATCTATGAGGCAATGGTCGAGACACGCGACGCAACTCTCTCACAAGTCTCTGATGAGTACGAGGAAGCGCCGGTCTTTGCGGCGACCAAGTTCGAGCAGATTGCGAACAGTAATCTACGCAAACAGCTCGCTCGTGGCAAGTTCCGTGATACGGTCGAACCCCACGTTGAGAGTCTCGTAGAAGATGATGGCTCCTTCAGTCGCTCGAACAATGTCCGCTTCTTCGTACAGGACATTGAGAATGCGACCGAGGACGCGCTTGAGGAGATGCTTCGACTCATGCGAATCCAAGTCCGTCGTGCCGCCAACAGTGGCGAGCAGATGGATGACGTGATGCAGAGAGTAGAGCGCAAGTACAATGATGCAAAGCTCCGCGAACGGGCGGAACTGATTGCACACATGGAAATCCATAACGCCAAGGAGACGATGAAGTTGGAGCAGTTCGAGCGTGACCCGGATGTCGTTGGGATTCGAGTGGCAAACGAGAGTCCCAGTACGCCTCTCACAAAGTCGCTTACAGGAGAAGAAGCGTACTTCGATGACGAGGACTCCATCCAGAGTCAGCTTGCTGACTCTACTCGTGAGGAGTTCTTACAGAAGGGCTTCGACCCGCTCCCGACAGCGCCACCGTTCCACTTCAATGACACGACGACCTTCGAGCCTATTAAGAGGGACGACGATGAGTAAGATTCGTCGCTTTGAAATCGTCCGAACGGAAGACGAGTCTGGTGTCAGTGGAACTGGCACGGTAGCAGTCGGCGCAGAGTTTCCCTCTGGATGGGTAGAGATTGAGTGGCTCAACGACAATAACGATAATGTCGATACGAAGATGAATGGTCACAATACCTATCCGGGTGGAGTTGAGGACTTCATCGAAATTCACGGACATGGTGGGCGCACCACTGTGCAGTGGATTGACGATTGAAGTTGGCCAACACATATAGTATATAAATGACGACCGGTGACGGAGTATGAGGCCAAGAAGACAAACATGGCTCCAGAGGATTGCTGACAGACCTAATTAGGTAAATAACTATGGCACGAGACGCAGAAAACGACTACTACTACGACGAGGGAACGCTTAACGAACAACTTGACGATTTCGGTGTATACGAGAAGGACGGTCGAGTCCACCTCCACTACAAGCCTACCGATAATACTGTGGCCTTCGAGGACCTCGCTACGGTTCTCGAACAGCGCACGAACTTCACCGAGGCAGAGCTTGCGGAAGGAGAGGTTGCTCTCTATATCGCAAATGGAGATGGTGCTGGTGCGGCTGGCGACCTCGTGATGGCAACAGGCGGCTCGTCTTCGGACGAGGGTACTGCTATCACTGAAAACATCGTCAACGCAGCATAAATAGCCTCACCACTCTGCACTCAGGGAGTTAATTCTCCTTGGGGCAGTAAGGTGGCTTGAGGTGTCCACCACGGAGAAAAATAATATATGGAAACAATCAACTTGACGCCGTTAAAGAATGAGCTTAGCAACGACGAGCTACAGCAAGAGTTCGACCTTGGCGAGATTGTCGAAGTTCCTGACGGTGTGGGCATCATTGCCGCATTCGTAGAGGAGAGCTTCGAGTTCCCGGCAGGGGCGGCAGACAGAATCGAACGAATAGAGGAAGAGGATGAAGACATCGAGATGGAAGAGGTTGAAGCATCCGAGGACGAACCTGTATACATCGTTGCGCTACAGGATGGTGGCTCTGTCGCTGTAACCAGTGACGAGATTGAGTCCGACGCTTCGCTCGAAGGCGACGAGGGTGAAGACATTGAGGGCTTTGGTGAGGTCACTGAGGATGGCGGTGGTGCTGAGCTAAGCCCAGTCTACGACTACTGTGATGGCGACCCGCATGACCGAGAAGTTCTCGAAGATGCGAAGCGCAAGTACATTCATCAGAACAATGCGGCAGAGCTTGGCGAAGCCGTGAACGGTAGTGACGTGACGCTGGCGGCACTGAAAGAGATGAATAGTGAAGAGCTTGTGAACATCCGTGGCGTCGATGACCCGCACGTTGGGTTTGATTCTCTCCCCGAAGGATGGACTCGAAAGTCCGTGCTTCAAGCATGGGCATCTCTTGGTGGTATGTGGAGGACGTGCTTTGCGCGTATGGTCAGAAGTATGGGTCCGAACTTTGCAAAGAGGTGGTGCGCGGCACTGAAGGACGAGGTTCTTCGTACAGAAGAATGGCGAGGTAAATTCTAACAATGGCACTTGAATTAGCAAATGGCGAGTCTGTTACACAGACGCTCGCTATTGACGAGACAATTAGTATCGAAGTGGAGACACAAACAGCAAATTACATCGAGGCACTCGTAGATGACAGTGCCGGTGGTGCGCCGAGCGAGTACGACATTGAAGTAGAGTTTTATTCTACGTCGGCTGATGCGTACTTTACGGTTGACGACAGTGATGCAATCACTGAGGCCAATCCACTGTCACGCCGAGCGGCGGCGCAGAAGAT